CGAAGTCGTAGAAGGGAGAATTCCCCGAATACATCATGAATCGCCCGGGATAAAGAACGGAATGACACGCCAGCAGCGCCGATCAATTACCTATCAGGGGATTGCCGATGCGATGGCTGAGCAGTGGGGCGGTAATGCAGGCTGAGCAACTAGCAAACCTATTCGAGCGATCCAGCCGCGAGGGTAAGGCTTGGCGAGCCCGTTGCCCCGTCCACAAGTCTACCGGCCTGACCTTGGCCATCTATGCCGATGACGATCGATGCAACGTTCACTGCTTCGCTGGCTGCAAATCAGATGACATCCTGAAAGCAGTGGGCTTGACATGGAAGGACACGCTCTACGAAGACAAGACGCTATCGCCAGCAGAGAAACGAGCATGGGCACAAAAGAAACGGATTGACGAGGCCTATCGCTGGGAGAAGTTCATTCAACAGTGGACATGGCTTGCGGATGTGATTGAAAAGTATGAGAAGAAACCGCATCTCAGGCTGATACGAACGAAGAGCCGCTTTGAGGTTGATATCGATCGGTACTGCGCACGGATTATCGCTTCCCAACCGGCAGGAGCATCGCAACACCCAAAAGTATAATCGACAGCAGGCAGAGTTGAATGACAGTGCTCATAGACCCTTCCTCACCGGCAGCGGCACCCTAAGTCTATACTTTCGCGCGAGATAGACTAGAATCGCATCTCCATCATCGCCGGCACACTGCAGCTGATTCACAACTTCTGTCACATGCTCAAACTGACCCGCATAGCTAACAAACTCAGGGAGATATCTCATAGACTAAGAGTAGCGACTGGAACCCGTCTCAACCATCCCACAAAAGTGTTACAAAGACTCAACTTATACATCGGTCGCAAGAAAATAGCGCTATCTAAAGTCTACCTATACTATACTGACCACGTGACTCACCTATGGGATATATAGAACAACTCGTTTCTTATCATGACATTGTCCCCAAAGAAACCGAATCAGCAAAGCAAATAAAGCTGATCGAAGGAATAATCGAGGGGAAAACAGGCCATGATGCGGCCATCGAAGCTGGCTACGGTGTCAAGGATGCTAGAACTCCGTACAAGCTGATCCCGGCGGATGAGATGCGGCGAAAGTTTCAGGAAGTAGCTGAGAGTAAAGGGCTTACACTTGGCAGGATTGCGGATAAGATCAATCAGCATCTCGAGGCCAGGCAAAATCAGACGCTCAACGGCAAGGAAGTCACGGTCTCTGAGGCGCCTGATAATCGTGTGCAACAGAAGGCGATTGAGCAACTTACGGAGCTTATGGGGATGCGGGACGCGAGTAAGGCTGTGCAGGGGGGCTCTAGTGTTACCCTGAGCATCTCCGGGCCTGCTGCGGATCGGTTGGCGGCTATGCTGGGTGGGGAATAAAAGTGTGCGATAGTCACAAATAGTTGTTGCAATCGTACACGGCTATGTGTATATTGAACACATGGAGGCAACACACATGCAGGACACATCTCACCTGGCAGCAATTGGCGATAGACTCTCTCGGGAACGCGCACGGCTTGCGGCAGCTCGCACCACCAAAGAGCGTGAGTTTCGCGCCGTTCAGGTCTCAGGGGCGGAAAGGGAGTTTGCCGCCGAGCTTCGCTTTCTCGGGATGCAGACCCTTGAAGACATCATGGTGTCCGATGATGAACTCTTGGCGGAGTTGATGGCATGAGCCGAGATACCGTACGGCGACCCACTTTTGATGTCCGTTGCTATGACTTGGCGTTTTATTTCCTCGAAGGCGAGTATCTTACCGATGCCAATCACGTACGCCTTGCAATAGTCATTCAGCAGGCGATCGAGGACGAATTAGCCGATATTGAATCGGAAAGGCTGGCCGCATCATGAGCCATGTCCCCCGCCAAGCGAATCACTGTGACGTGTGTGGGCACGAATGGTTGCCCACGTCTGGTATCGTTTACACGCACTGCACTAGCGGAAAATGCAGGTCTCGCAAGTGGAATCAACCTGTATTTGCTCCACCCGCGTTCGTTGACACCATGCGGTCACCGCCCATCAAACTCCCGCCCATCGCACCACCTGTTGACCGAGCGCCCAGCTACTACGTTCCCACCAAGTACAAGACAGCCAAGTAAGCCCCCAGATGCCCTGCTGCTAAGCCCAGTGGGGCATTCCTGCGTCTGATCGACCCTCACCCTACCCGCCACACCCTCAATCAACCACACCACATCGCACATCACTGACCAAGTTCTCATACGATCTCAAAAAAGAAGGTTGGAGTCCCGCGCCGAGGCACCGGGGTGGCCCGACCCTGGCCCGGGCTATTATCCGCGGGGATTGCGGCGCATGGTTTCTCTCGCTCCCCAGAAAAAATACCAAAAATTTAGGCATCATCTAGGCAGACTATGAAAATCCATATATCCGCCAATGGGCAAAGGAACGCCCCATCCGAAGACAGGGCGCTGATGAAAGTGTGGCAGGATTAGGCAGCGGGTGTTGGGGGCGTGTTTGCTGTGGGTGCGGTGAATGCGACTTTGATGGTGGTTAGTACGGGCGGAACGACTGCGAGGGCGACGGTGACTGCTTCGGTGTCGGTGAGGATGAGGGGGTTGTTGTTGGCGTCGACGGTGGTTACGGTTGCGGTGATGCTATCGACGCCGTTACCGACTGCGGTGACGAGTCCGGTGGCGGGGTTGAAGGTGCAGATGGCGCCGGCGGTGTCGGAGGCGGTGAAGACGGGGTTGGGGAAGTTTCCGGTGAAGACGTTTCCGAACTGGTCGAATCCGATGACGGAAGCGGTAACGGTTGCGCCGATTGCTGTTAGGGTTACGGGACCTGCTGTGGCTGCCATGGAAGCTCCTTGGAACTGGATTTTGATGCGTGAGAGGTGGGGGTGGAGTTCGCGCTGAATTTCGTGTTCGTTCTGTAGAATCTCACGATCTTCGCGCAGGATCTCGCGTTCGGTGTGGAGGATGCGGTCTTCTTCGTTACGATCGTGGTTCATGGGTTTACCTTACTACGGGGCCGAAGGCGTGCCAACCGAGAATACCGACGAGTAGCCATAAAATCATATAGGCGCCGAAGGGTCGAAACCAGTTAGGGTTGCCGGGGGCGTAGTTGGACCATGCCCCGAAGACGATAGCGACGACATAGATTGTCCAGAATAATATTCCTAGTGGCATGGTGGAACCTCGGTTGTATGATGCCGAAAGGAGGAATCATGGCTAAACTTACTGCTGCGACGAGGAATGCACTCCCAGCCAAGACTTTTGCCGGACCCGACCGAAGTTACCCAATTCCGGATAAAAACCATGCCGTGGCCGCCAAATCTATGGCTACCCGGTTTGCATCTCCCGCGGTGAAGGCGCGTGTTGATGCAGCCGTAATCCGAAAGTTCCCCGGCCTGGGTGATGCGATGAAGCGAATGAAGAAATAGTTAATATTGATGGACCCCTGATGCTCTGCGGAGCGTGTCTCGAAAGAGGCTTTCCGGCGCAAGCCTAGACCGGTATGGTCATCAATAGGCATATTTCTAAGGGGTTGGGGAATATGCAAAAATCCAGAGGGAGTACCAATGATCGAGATACAGAAAAGCGCAACGGCTGATACCCGGACTTGTGATTTCGCTAATACGAGTAAGGAAACACTGCTCGCAAGTAGTCTGCAGCACATCGGAGACGTCCAGGCGGCACTGGCTATGATGTCCGGCCTGCTCCTTCAGGCTGCCGGTAGACACGATTACGACAAACTTACCGACATAGACGGATTTCATCGAGACTTCGTGACTGGATTTACTCAGACCACATGGTGGGATGCTCATCGCCGGTTGAATCGTCATCACCTGTTGCAACCGGATGGAGTTCCTGAAGATGTAAATCTCATCGACGTGCTGGATATGATATGCGACTGCGTCATGGCAGGCATGGCTCGGTCAGGTACCGTCTATCCGCTCGATATAGATGATGCGGTATTACGTCGTGCATTCGACAACACTGTTGAGCTGCTCAAGACCAATGTTGCAGTGAAATAGACTTGCAAATCACAGAGAAAAATATCGGCCGATACCTAGAGTGGTGGCATCGAGAAAGACACCTCGCGCGTACCGATCTCGTTTGGCTCTCGAACACCATCCTCGGCTACCCTGACGTAACAGAGCGCGTGCATGGCCCCATTCTTGCGGCTTTGCAGAAGTTCCCCGGCGCTACCGAGTGCCACAAGACGGTAGAAGACTACCGAGCGGCGATGGACGGAAAAGTTCTCTGGGAGCCGAAGTGCAAGATGGAGTTGTTGCCGCCGAATGAAGGATTTGAACAGAATCGCGACAATCTGATCCTTTTTCCGCGTGGCCACATCAAGACAACCATCGTTTCCGTGGCTCACTCCATTCAGTGGCTGATCAACTATCCAAATGTCCGCATTCTGGGTACCACTGCGACCGAAACACTCATTACCAGCATCGTCCTAGAGATTCGCAACCACTTCATCCTGAATGACCAGTTCCGGTTGCTGTTTCCCGAGCTATGCCCTCAGTCCAAGGAAGGGAAAATCCCTGAGTTCGGCAATCTTAGTGGATTTACCGTTCCTTGCCGCGACAATAACAATAAGAAGCTTGGGCCCGGTGGTAAGGAGCAGAGCTTCTTGGCCTCTACAGTCGGTTCGGCTATTACTGGTTACCACGGCGATGTGCAGAAGTCTGATGACCTTGTCGAGAAGATCAATTCCAGTTCCCAGAACGGCATCGACGAAGTAATCCGCCACGCCGGGTCCATGGGAGACCTGCTGGAGAAGTACAACACTGACGACCCAACCAAGCCCCTAAAGGGATGGACTGACATGGTGGGGACTCCGTGGGACTTCTCCGACCTCTATCAGGTCCGCCGCAACGACCATGCCGCGAGGCGGACAAAGGGGTTGCCGGACGCGTTCAATTTGGTGGTTAGGTCGGCGGCTCCGAACTGGCCGGAAGGGCCGTTTCTGTGGCCGGAGCGCATGGGATACGTGGCGCTGAAGGAGATTGAAGACGATCCGATGAAGGGTCCCGCCCAATTAGCTGCACAATATTTGATGAACCCGATTGTTGCTGGCCAGGGTCTGATCGACGACGTGAAGCAGTTGATCTGGACGCCAGAGAAGCATATGGACCATCTCCTGCCGCGGATGAGCCTCTATGCTGCGCTGGACGTAGCGGGCATGGAAGATGTCAAAGGCCACGATTCCGACTTCACTGTACTTACGGTAGGCGGTTTTGCGAATGCCCGGCTCTACATTCCATTCATGCTCTATGGCAGGCCGCCGGTAGAAGAGGTTATCGAGTGGATTTTCAGGGTTTTTGATATGTATCCGGGAATTGTGAAGCTGAAGATTCAGAAGCAAGCACTCGAGCGCGTGCTTCTGGCGACACTACGCCGCGAAATGAGTAAGAGAGGTAGGTTTCTCCCGATTCAGGCTGAACCAGCCGATAATCAACAGTCCAAGAAATCGAAGATTAGGGGACTTCGACCGTGGTTCCAGTCTGGAAATATTCGATTTTCGGATTCATTGCCCTATCGTACCGCTATCGAGACGGAAATCAAGGGATTCCCAAAGTATCGCCATGATGACATTCTCGACACACTGACAGACCTGATGCTGGAGGGCCGCAGCGTCAACTCCGGAGTGCTATCGAACCGCGTCGAAGAGTATTCCGTGCCGAGCACCTTCCGCGATCCGATTTCCCTGCTTCTGGCCGAGCACTATCAGGATGAAGACCAGTTTTACCCCAAAGTAGATAAAGACACAGGATTTCCCGCGTGATAACTTTGCTGAGAGGACATCAAGCATGAGTGCAACAACTGAAATGCCCCGCTATCAGAGCCATAAGAAGGTTTGGGCTCTCCAGATTGAATCCGTCGAAGACCTAGGAACAGACACCACCACTCCGGGAGCCAATGTGCGGCTGAATTTTGTCGATAAAGGCTTTGCTCCTCGTGACGTGAACCTTTTCGGTCGCCCAACACCGAGCTCGGGATGGTACATGGTGGAGTATGACAACAACTACACCAGCTTTTCCCCTTCCAAAGAGTTTGAAGAAGGCTATACCCGCATTGGGTGAGGGGAAACATGCTTCCGACAGACGCTAACGCACCCCCGCCAATGGTTCCGAGTCGCGTAAGCGATCCCAACGCCGCGCCTCCCCTTGCAGGCTACGAGAACCGCACGGCTGACGGCATCCCTCTCGGCGGCGGAGAATGGACAGCGGAAGAAGCAAAGCGCATCGTCTTAGGCGACTTCAACCGAGCCCAGAGCGACCGGGCAACCAACTATGAGACCAAATGGCAGAATGCGGCCAGCATCTATGCAGCTGTGCGCAATGGCGAGAAGACATGGGAAGGCAGCAAGACCCCTCGTGCTAACATGCAGATTTGGCACGCCTTCACGCAGGTCAACGCCCTCCGTCCGCAGTTGATCGACGCGATCTGCGGAGCAGACCTTGATTTCGATGTGGAAGCGGCTTCGAGCGGAACAAACATCACCCAGTTGCACCAAGTACGAGCTTTAATGGAGGAGCAGCTCCGCTCCCTCGGGGGCATGGTGAAGTTCCAGTCATTCCGCTCCTGCGTAGACCGTCTGACGGAAGATGGATGCGTTCTAGGCAACGGTATCTGGGAGTGGGGATGGGACGGCCCTAGAACTGAACAGGCTGTGCAGTGGAAGCGCATCGTAGAGCCGGAAGTCGCCATGGGGGAGCATCCTATGCTGCCCGGCGTGCAGATCCCGATGCATACAGGACGCACTGTCAGCTACGCGAAGCAGTATTTTCAACCGGAGACGGTGAGCCAGTTCTTTCTGGATCCGGTTGACTTGATGGACTTCTATATCGACCCCAACACGAGGTCAACGAATGTTCAGCAGGCAGGTTACGCAATTCGCCGCAAGCTGATGACTATTGCGGAACTTGCAAGTTACCGAGCTGTGGAAGGGTTCGATATCCCCGATGACATCACCCTCTACCGCCTTAGTCAGTCAAAGACCTTCACCGAAGGTGACACTACCCGGCAGGCGATCCAGAGTTACCGCGGCGTCAACTATCAGCCCGGTCAGGATCAGTCAGTAGACCCACGACTGGCACGAGTCGAAGTCCTGCGCTACTGGCAGAAGAATCACCACGTATGGCTCATCGGAAGAGAGCATATCGGCTACAATAAGCCTAATCAATATCAGGCACTCCCATTCCTCAATTGGTGCTACGTCAACGCTTTAGGATCGTTCTACGGCTACTCCATCCCCGAGCTACTCGACTCTGGGCAGAAGCTTATCAAGACGCTTACCGACGGCCGGCTGGACGAACTGAATCTGATCTTGCATCCTCCTTTCATCACGAAGTTGGGGATGGCTAGGACGCAGAGCAAGATGAAGCTTCGCCCTGGTGCCAACTGGGAGGCGGAAGATCCCCAAAAAGATGTTGTGCGGCTCGAGATGGGGAATGTTACCCAGCAGGCATTTCAGGAGGTTTCACTTGTTGAGAATAGAGATCAAAAGGTTACCGGGATTACCGATCTTGCAGTACTCGGTTCTCCATCTAGCGGAGGAAACAGTGCGAATCGTACCGCGACTGGAGTTCAAGCCCAAACCAACGCTTCGAATACTCGCGTCCACGGACTTGTAGCCAACCTCGAAGACCAAACCCTGCAACCGATGCTTACGCAGCTCTGGCAGTTGATCTGCATGTTCCTCGACCCACAGCAGATTCTTACGATCCTCGGACCCGATGGGCAGAACTTCCAAGTTGATCCGGTCGACATCCTAAACGCCGATCCCAAGTTCAAGATGCGGACGGCGAACAACATGAAGATGCGTGCGGCGATGCAGGGCGGCGGTCTCCAGACGTTGACCCAATACGTCCTCAACCCAGAGATCATCTCCGCCATGGGCGAGCAGCAGCAGAAGACATTGGATATCGAGCAGTTCACCGAGTTCTATCTGGATGTCTACAATGTCAAGGCGTTTAGTCTCTTCCGCCCGATGACGCAGCAGGAGATGCAGGCCCAGCAGCAGCGATCTCAGCAGGCTGGACAGGAGAAGATGGCACTCCAAGGCCAGCGGTTGCAGAACATGTCGCAGGATGCCCATGAGCGCGACGAAACGGCTATCATTGTGGCTACGCTCAATGCGTTGGCTAAGATCGGCGCATTGAATGAAGTGCTGGGTATTGCGCGGGATTCCGAGATCGCGGCGCAGAAGGTCCTTGAAGGTCAATAATGGAAGCCGATAACCTCCAACTCGCCATCTCCTACGCGGAACTTGCACAATCCCTAGCCTTCCGTGACTTTCTGCAATTCCAGCGGACGGAGTGTGAACGGCTTGAACAAATTGCCTTGAACGCTCCTGCAACCGACTTTGAGGCCTGCCGCTCTGCAATCATCGCCTGGCAGCAACGCCGTATCGTAATGAAAACGCTCGAACAAGCCGTAATAGACTCAGCCAACGCACTAAAATCCGAAGTGGAGAATACCGATGAACGAACCAACGATCCCGCAAGAACCGACCGTTTCGGCTGGCAGTGGTGATGCAGATTTTGACGCAGCTCTGGTAGAAGCTGGAACCACTCCAGTAGAAACCCCGGCTCCTGAAGTTCCAGAAACCCCAGATACGCCGGCAGCACCCGCCGAAGATCCTGACTTCACCTTCGCCACCCTAGAAAATGGACAGCGCGAGATGCGCCTTGCGACCGGGCAGGTCTACCGCGGTAAGGATGATGCCGAACTCTACGGACAGCTTGCCAAGGCCCAGGTAGCAGCATCACGCCACATAACAGAGCTATCATCCCGGCAGCCTGCACCAGTAGCGCCTCCTCCGGCAGCACCAGAAGCTGTAGACCCGACCGCGCTGGCCATTGCTGACCTTATGGCTCCAGCGTTCGGCGTCAAGAACGGTGCAGAGCTTGTAGCGGCCTTCGCAGAGCAGCAGCGCATCGCCAATGCCCAGCAGGAGTTCATGGGGGCCCAGCAGGCCAACTATGAAGCGGCTAACTTCTTTCGTGCCGTCCCTGAGTTCTCTAAGTCGCAGGCCGATGCGGACAAGATCGACCAATTCCTGCAAACCAATGGCCTCCCGTTCAATGCCAACACCGCAGAGATGGCCTACCACACCCTGAAGGCCAAGGGAGAGATGACAGTTGCTGCGGCTACAACTCGAACTGCCGCGCCGAAGAACAACATGCCCCCACCACCGGCAGGAACCGCACCTGCTAATACCGGCAAAGGTGCGCCTACAGAGACCGACCTGTACGCCATGACGACTGAACAGCTTGCAAACCTTATTGGCATTGGATCGGAGCAGTAATTATTGGGTTTTCGATCCATTCATTGAAGGCATCTTCAACGATTTCCCTTATTTTCTCTAGAGAGTACCCACTCATCAGAGATTCCCTAATCACGCTTTGCAATAATTCGTCTGTCATTTTAGTTACCTTTTACCCTCAATTGAGATTCTAAGTACTTAGTTTCTAATCCTAATGCTTGATTCCAGAGGACTCAGAGCAAAGCAAAAGCAGGGCAGTCCCCACTCTCGCCAGCGATTTGGAGACAATATGCTGTCATCCGTCGGATCGTCGCTTATGTCACACAAGTCCCCATCTACGGCGGCTCCCAGAGTGCGAAGTCGCTGCCCTTATCGAAGAGGGGACGGGCATGTGCACCCATCGGGCCTCCGGTGCTTCT